CGTTAAATGCATCTTTACCGTCGGCAAGTGCGGCCTCATCAAAAATAATCAAATCGTAAGATCTACCTACACAAGAGTCTACCTGATTTACAGAACCCATGCGTATGGTGGAGCCATTTGATATTTCTATCACTTTGTCTTTTGCGTTGTCTCGAACAACCTCCAGATCAAAATGTTTTATTAATGTTCTCTGCAGATCGAATGAGATCTGCGAGAGAGCATAGTTCGGAGACATAATTAGAATATTAGACGAAGGTACAAGAGAAACGAGTTGTCCAATTATATTAGCTATGTATGTTTTTCCTTGCCTTCGTGAAATTGCCGCGCAGACAAATCTATACTTCGGATTATTAATAGCATTTATAATTGCCATTTGAGAAGGCAATGGCTCAATACCTAATAGATCCATATAAGGCTCTACAGGTAGTTTTAAGAACTTGTCTTCTACTGGATAATCACAGATATATTCGGATAATATATCTTTGCGGCTAATTTCTATTGACATTTAGTCTTGTCCCATTGAACGTGTTTTACTATATTTTCTGCAGTACTCTAGTTCTGTTAGATTTTCATCTTCTTCACTAGTTACTGGTCGATGACTCTTTTTGTATTCTTCTACAAATTCAAGTATCTCTTCAGTCTCGGATTTTTTTGGAAGCGCCATAATACAGTCCCTGTAGTAACTTAACTAAGACAGTATTCCACCAAAAGAAGTGTTTATGAAAAACATACCCCCTGCTTTCGAGAAAGCTTTTCTTACACCACTCTTTTTGAATATTGTCTAAGTATTCTTCATTATGACGAAGGACAGCATGTCCATCGCCGTGTACCTGACAATAACAAATTTTATATCCACCGAAGATGAGATTCCCAAACATCTTAATGTAGCTTCGTCCTGAAACTTCATATAGATATGTTAAAGAATAATCCTCACAATCGCCTTCAAAAGGCAGCTGCTTCATCACATACCACGCATCTCTCTTTCCGTATGCATTAGTATCCCTTACATACTTAAAGTTTTTATTTAGATGTTCTAGAAATTTTACTTCCTGCTCATCCATGCCGATACCCCCATATATGCGCCCACAACACCTGCTTGGGCTATATAAAATAACCCCAATAAATCAGCTAATGCTGATACTCGACTTTCTGTGACCATTGGTGTAAATAATACTCCACTAAAGATTATCATAGACCCCATGGCTACCCAAGCCATTCTTTTTTGTGCTTCGGATTTTTCTTCCCGAAGCTCTATCTCAAGCATATCTTGAGATCGTTTTATTTCTTCATCTGAAACGGTACCGTCTCCATCTAAGTCGAATTGATTATATTGAGAGTCTCTTTGTAATTTTTTTACCATTTTACCTTGTCCGCCCAATAAGCTGCGGACATCTTACCCTTAGCAATATTCTTGGCGTGTCGAGCCTTAAAACTCGCACGCTTCTTTCTCATTGCCTCACTCTCACCTTTCTTTGGTTTGCCAGCAGTTTTTGCTCCCTGCTGCCCAAACCGAATAGTTTTAACCTTAGAGCCTACTTTGGCTACTACGATGTGGGACTTCTTAGCATGTCCCGGAGTTCTTTTGGGCTTATTAAACCCAGAAACACCCGCGCGTTTTACTGCGGGGTGCTTCTTTTTAGCGCTTTTTCTTCTTACGGCCACGTCTTCTTCTCCGCTTCTTTTTCCCGGCAACCTGTCGAGTGATGCCGGGAACCTTGGCTATACTTATACCTGCCATTAGCGTTTCCTACTCTTCTTTCGTTTTGCAAAAGTGCGTACATTAGTAGGCTTTCCGCCGGGATTACCAGCAGCTCTTTTTCTACGAATTGCTGACTTTCTTTGCGAGGGAGTCATACTTGCCGCTTTAGCTGCAGGAACACACTTTGGATACTTCTTTTTTCCAGCTTTAGACCTGCCGCATTTCTCGAATCCCCCGCCCTTTTTAGGGCGGGAAATGTCAACCCAGTTCTCTCCGAACCATTTTGTCAAACCTCCACGAGGCTTTGCCATAACTATCTCCCTCAGCCTTTCTTCTTACGCTTTTTTAAAATAGCTTTTTGAAGTGCTGGGGGTAACTTCTTTTGTGCAGCGGTTAAACCGCCCATAGATTTTTTCTTCTTGCCCTTGCCTTTCTTGGCGGGACGACCCCTTTTCTTACCGTACGTTCCTTTACCTGCTGGCATCTACTTCTCCTGACATTTGCAATTGTAACAAACTTCATTGATACAGTCTTTGCAATCTTTGCCACAATGGCAATTGTGTCCACAAGCTGTGCACGTTTTATCCATAGTTTAACCCATGCGGTATTTACCGCCTTTGGCTTTGTAAGTTTTTACAAGCCACCCGTTAGCGTAAGCGGAAGGATATACAGCAAACTTCCGCTTTGCCTGAGCTTTTACTCTAGCATAAAGTTTTTTATTTGTTGGAACAGGACGCTTCTTTTTTGTCGTCTTTTTTCGTCGAACAGCCATTTAACTCTCGGCTGATAAAGAATCTTTCTCCTCTGGAGCGGCAGTTTCGTCTTTTACTGGTTTTTGAGCGGCAAACTCTTTTGCTTCTTTTTCAGTAGCAAATTCATGAGTGCCCGTGTCTGTATGAACAAGCCAGTGAGTCGGCTTCTTTTGTATCATTGCTTCCATTTATTTCTCCAAACACTTGGCACAAGGTGCCCGATAATTTAAGTATTATAGTATGAATTATGCTCAAAGTCAAGATTTATTTTTGGTATGGTATATACAGCAACTGACTCTGTCTTGCCCTTTACTGTAGTCTCTCCTAACTTCTCATACGTGTACTCTGGAACATGCCTTTTAGTTTCTTCTGATATAACTAAGTCAGTTTCAAAGTCTTTGCACTGCCCCTCTAAACGAGAAGCAAGATTAACTGCGTCGCCGATAACACTATAGTCAAACCTACTACTAGAACCCATATTACCGACAATACACGGCCCACTATTGATTCCGATTCCCGTATTGATTTCAAAGCCTCTTTCGGTCCTGAGAACATTATTCAACTCCTCTAAAGATTGCCTCATTTCGAGAGCAGCCTGCACAGCATGATAAGCATGATTTGGATCATCAAGTGGGGCATTCCAAAAAGCCATAATGCAGTCACCCATATATTTATCAACAGTTCCTCTATGTTTTAAAATTACATCTGTTTGGTTAGTAAGAAACTCATTTATAAGTTCTACTAACCCTTCAGGATTGTCTTTATATGTTTCAGATATGGGAGTAAATCCTCGGATATCACAAAAAAGAAAAGTCATAGTTCTGCGATCTCCTCCAAGCCTTAGTAACTCTGGATTCTTTTGTAGCTTTGCCACCATGCCCGGATCTAAGTAGTGCTCAAACTGTTTCTTTATTTGCTGTCGTAACTTAAACTGTCCATAAAAACTTACGAAACTTGCAACCGCCCAGGTGACGAAAGAAGCAAATACAACATAAGACGGATCGAGTAGTGTATAGCTTGTACCAAATGCATGAAAGGTATAAAAGATAGATCCGCCAATAGCAAGTATTAAAGCTGGAATAGACAAGTATAAATTAAATGAAAGTATACCAATTAATATAAGTATAGCAGATATTGCAAGTATCTCTGCTCCGTTTGCCCAGTCTGGTCTTGATATATTATTGCCTTGTATCAAAGTTGAAATAGCTGCTGCTTGAATTTCATGCGGAGCCTTAAGTCCGTCTGGAGTTGCTATAAGTGTAGACGCACCTCTGGCTGTAACACCAAGGAGTGTGATTGGATACTGCTGTGCATTCTCTGCATAGTCTTTTGCAGATATACGATTGAATTTTGTATTCCAAGTTGACCAAATTCTTGCATTGGCATCTGTTGTGATTGGAGGTAGGCCGCGAACCCGTAGTGCTTCTATGCCTGTTTCTCCCGTTTTAAGACTGTAAGATCGCGCACCCGTAACAGCTCGAAGTATTTCTATACCGAAAGAAGGATATAGAACATCATTTATATTGAACACTAAAGGAAGTCTTCGTACTAAGTTATCTACTTCTGGAGCTGTAGAAGTTACGCCATTTCCTTTTGCAGCTTGCTCGAGCTCCTCCACATTATTTAATACTCCTGAATAAGAGTATAGAAATGGTTTAGGATCTTCGCCTATTGACGCTGTGCCTACGTGAGGTGGGCGACCTGCAGAGGCTGCATTCGAAGCAGCTGCGGAAACTACAACTGTATTTTCTTTGATACATTTTGCTAAATTTTTGTCTCCGCCAAAACGATCCTGCTCAGGAAATAATACGGAGAACCCTGTAACACCTGGTCCGAGGAACCGACAGAATACTTCTCGAGGCCAAGGCCATTGACCAAGTTTCTGAAGGCTGTCATCATCAATATCCACGAGTAAAATATTTTCATCACCCACATATGGTAATGTTGAAATAAAATAATCAAAAGTTTTTAAGCGTACGGACTCGACTGGAAACGGATCCGCTGCACGTAGTCCTATAAGTGCAAGTATTAAAGTGCCGATTATATAAAATTTTTTCATTCTTGTACGATTGTAATATACACATCGCCTCCCTGATTTAGTATGATATTAAATTTCTCACCATTATCATCCCACATGATGTTATATCCCATACCCTGTAGTAACTCAAGTCGGGCGTAGTTTTCAACTTGTCTTTGCATTACAACTTGTTGCCCTTCTATAAAAGTACTTATTTGAGTAGTGCTATCTAGCCCTACTGTTGTTCCTTGTATTGAAAAGGTTCCTTGTTCTTCAAGGACGTTATCCTCTTCTTCCTCCTCTCTATCAATATCTTCAAGTATATCGAGTAGATCTCTTAGAAAGTCTACATCGAGTAAATCCATATCTAGTTCTGAATATTCTAAGTTTTCTTCACTATTTGCTAGTTCGTCCTCTAGCAGCTCTACTTCCAAATCATTGAAATCTAATAAAGTTTTTCTTTTTTCAACGACTTGCTCTTCCTCCCTAGATTCTTTGGGAGGAGACACAATTAACATATTATCAATTAGTCCAAGAGTTATGTCAAGTATCTTTGGACTAGTAGGTTCTTTTTCAAACATAGAAACTGTAGTTGCTTGGTAAGGCTTATTCAGAGTAACCTGCCCCATCATCGAAGCTACCACAATCTCTCCCGAAGCATCTCCAAACTCATCGGGCAGAAGTATTATAAGCGTTCTGCCAAGCTCATCTACAGTTGCAGTAAAGTCTGTCCCACGAATAGCTATCTCTGCTGTGGGAGTAGTAATTTTAATATTATCTTTGTCAATGGTGCCGAGAGCACCTGTTATGAATCTTGCTGTTCCTGACGCAAAGTTGAGAGCAAGTTTTGATTTGGTAGGATCTGGATCATAGATGAACTCATCTATTATGATCTCAGAATGTTCTGTGAGCTTGAGTACAGAATCGTCGAGAAACTTAAGTTCTATACGACCTGCTGCAGTCCGTACATCATCATAGCTTTCGATGCCGAAGTCTATTGTTGCATCGGACTGTTGCTCTTCACGAAATACGGCAGCGACACCAAATACATCAGTTACGCTGCCTATATTCGCATTAGCAAGTTGTGGAGCCAGAAGCAGACTGAATAATGCAAAGAGTCGCATTTGTTGAACTTGTGCCACTTCCAGTTGTAGAGAAGTTTATAAAATCATTATTGCTAGTAGAAGATTGGTAAACACCAATATCCCAGTAGCTGCCGGTTACGCTAATAGTAGACTGGTGACCATTACCTGAAGAAGCACCAGAGTTATTAATACCCACATAGTCAATTTCATTATGACTTCCTGTAATGTCCCAATCTTGAGTAACATACTTTGAGTTAATAATTGCATTGATGGTATTGTTACTACCGTTAATATCCCAGTCCAGATTCATGTTGCTTGAGTCTGCTGCTGCGATTGATCCCATAGTGTTCCAACTATTCAAACCACTATGTGTTTTTGCAGTTGCGGCATCAAATACAATTGTATTGTCACTGCCATTTATATACCAGTTTACAACACCGTCGCTAGCATCTGCTCCAACTCCGTAGTTGATTGTCTGGTCATTGTTGCCGCCTTGAATAACGTTATCCCAGTCGGTGTTATCAATATCAAACGTTCCAGAAGGATTCCACTGAGCAACTAGCTCATTGTTGTTCCCTGTCCACACAAAGTTAAAGTCGGAACTATTTGAGTTCAAGTCAGCACGAAAGAAGTTTAAGTCTCCAATCTGATCTAAGTTGAACACCATGTTGCTACTATTCAATAGCATTGCATTATTTACTGTACCTGTTGCACTTGTGTCACCCGCTACAACGTTACCACTACCCAACTGCTCAATATCTATCTGAGTATTCGTTGTACCAGTAGTAGTCTGCTGTATATAAATCTGGTTGTCAGCTGCATAAACTGAACCAGACATCAGTAATCCGAGTACCAATAATGAGCGTTTCATTACTCATCTCCCAGTTCAAAAGACCAGAAGTCTTTTTCTTTCCCCTCCAGTATGGTTTCATATACGGCGGTTTCTATTGCTTCTCGCAGCGCTACTGCGCTACTTTCATTTTCAGTTGTACCGGCCTCTAACTCTACGAGTTGCGTGCCGAGTTCTACAAACTTGAAAACGTCGCCTGATGTTCCAACGGAAAGGATTTTTTTAGTCACAAGGACTTCAATTAATATTTCCCCTGTTAGAACGGATACGGTGCGCAAGGTTACTGTTACTGTGTCTTCGCGGAATTGTCGGGAAGCTCCTATACCTAATGTTCTTGCTCCTACACCTCCTGTTCTTAAATTTGTTTCGTAATCTACCACTCCACCT